TAATCAGCATTGTTGCGTATGTACGAAGTATCTTCTTTTACCATTCTGGTTTTATATTCATTTAAAGTGAGCAATTCATCGGGTCTCACATCTTCTGTTAATCTTGGAGTTATCACTTGACGACTAACAGGGCAGAAATGCGTCGGTTTTATTAATTTCGTTCCGGTCCAATACAGACCATATCTCGTGGCTGTTGGGGCCAACACTTTGGCTAACCACAACAACTCTGCTGGGTCGTTTAGTTGTGGAATGTGTCTGCTAAACTTCTTTCTGTTATATTTCTCCCATTCCATGGCGATTTCAACTTGCGTTTTCACTTCACTTGGTGTTGTGCAGATGTTGTCTGTCTTTTTCTCCACTTTGTCCATTAATAAACACGCCAAGCAATCTACATGTATTAATGTCTTTGTATTTAAATTATGAAGACAGTCTATAGATCGAGGGTTGTCAGGTGTAATACATTGCTTGCAATAATGCCCCACTACATAACAAGTAGTATCTGTTGGCGCCGGTGCCACTAATGTGACACCTCGATGTTCATCGCTTGTGTCGCCATCATACAAGTATTTTGTGTTGACTTTCTCTATTAGTGTGGTTTTACCTGAGTATTGTAACACGTTTATCCTGAAATTTTCTTTCCTTTGGAAGTCCAGGCTATTCATGTCATGTAACAGATGGTTTAGGTCTAAATGTTTTTTGCATAATCGTGTAAAATTACACTGCTTGCCTCCATGCAGTTTCCATTGTGATGTTTGTGGACTGGAAACACAGTGTGCTACGCTGTTTAAAAGTGGTTCCGGGCTTGAGAGTTGAAGGTTAGTTGCTACTAAAGCGCTGTTTGTGTCTCTGGTGTACAATTTAACATAGTCGTGTTTTTTGTGTATCACTGCATTGTAACCAGCATCAATACATTCTTGAATAATCATTTTAAGATTGCGTGACTCATCGTACCGCTCAGTTCTATAATAATAAAGACCTGGTATATTATCATTTGTGTTTGAAAGTACCAACACCCCTCCAGGTAGCTTGTAATTGTCAGATTTGTGACTCAAACTCATATATTCGTGCCTCTTAAACATGATCGTCGATCGTTTATTGAATTTGCCAACTCTTTCCTTTGCCATTGCGGTGAAACCTTCGAAAGTGTAAGTTGTTGGTTCCAAATCCAGCATCATATTGATCAGGTCACTGAGCAAGTCCATCACCGCTCCATATGATATGTCATACGTTGCTGCTACTGCCCACTTGAGTGCTTCTACATCAAACCAAGGGTGTGGCTCAATGTCCAGTTTGTGCTTCTTGATTACTTGTTCAACGCCGTCCAATCCTCCTAACATTGAACAGTAGGAAGCGGCTCTGGCCTTCATCAAGTCAAATTCTGTCTCTTTGTCATTGTTTGTCACACTATACCTATGTCTTAACCTCATCAAGTCTGGTCCAAAACCCCAGTTGCCATTGCTATCCTTGAAGCAGAGCATGCGTAAAAATATACCGGTGTCTTCTCTTGTATTACTAGTGCTCTCCATGTTGTAATAATCAAATATCTCTCGGCGTAGTTGTCTGTCATCTATCTTTCTGTCACATATTGTGAGATTATCATCACCTAGCACATACATTTTCTTGATGCTGCTACCCATACGCTGAACCATGCGTCTATGACATAATAAGTTAGTGATTACATTGCCCAAAGCTGTTGTAGCTTGCCCAGTGTGCCTCATAGCGTCTAGAGACCCTTTGATGTAAGTGCCTTTAAGGCGCCAATTTTCGTGTGCTGTGCGCCAGAGACCAACCACATCGGCATCTACTCCCAACACTGAGGAATACATTGCCATTTCACAATTTAAGATATCCCAATCGGTTTGTCTGTCTTGTTTGGCCAAATCGTCTTCTAAAATATATTTACCGTTTTCCACCAGCCTCACATTTGCGCTCAGTTCTTCAGGGGTCATGCCATCGGCATAAATAATCTCATGTCGCAGTAAAGCTTTAAGTCTTTCTTTTGCTTCTAAGAAAACGTCTGTAAAAATTGCAGCTATGCCTTTCTGCTGCCATACTATGATTCTTGGTTGTACCTCTGCATAGCTGTTTACTGTTTTGCTTTTCAATAATGATTCCAATTTGACATGCACATTCAATTTATTTGGTGGGTGCACTTGCAAGCCTTCACTCTCAATGTCATCTAGTTCTTTATCTATTGCTTCGATGCCT